GCCACCGCCTTTATAAAGAAACCTATCAAAAGTCAAAGCACCTTTTGCACCCCAACCAATTGTTTTTCCATCTTTGTTTGTATAGCCGTCACCTAAATATGTATTACTCATTACTTGAATATCTTCTTTTCTATAGATTTTATTTGCTGTAATCATTTGACTACAAAAAATTCTTGTATCTGAAGCAATAGCGCCAACGTATTTATAACGAACAACAAACTTTACACCGTCAATTACTTTGTCTTGTTTACTTGTTATGTTTGGTCTTGCGTCACCTGTAGAAACCAAGTTAACAACCTTGCTTAATAAACTTTGTTTAGGTTCTTTACTTAATAGTTCGTTTTCTTTGTCGTCGTTTTCGTAGTCGACTTCTTTTTCATCTATTAATAACCAATTGTCTTGTGGTTCTTCTCCTAAATCAATCAATGCGTTTGTATGTGCGCTTAATTCTGTTCCTGTTTCTTCTGCTACTTGTTCTGCGTTCTGCGTGTTTTCCAAGTCTGTAAATTCTAACGGCTGTAACGTCTTAAAGAATAACTTTAATGCAACTCCGTTGTATGCTAATATGCTATCGAAAGCGTCTAAAATTTCTTCTTGAAATGGTCGTATAACCATATTGTCAAAAAGAATACTTGAATTTTTAAGTTCTTCTGCGTTTGAACTAAATCCATTTGTTGAAGCAACCCCGAATAATAAAGGACTTGTTACGTTGTGTCCTAACATTATTTTACGTAAACATTCTTCGCTCAAATATGTGTAGTGTTCTGGAGCGTCGTTTAACGGTATGTCTTCTACCGTTGTTTTACTTTCAGCGTTGTTATTAAAAGCTACAATTACTTTTTGTCCCCTACTTCCTGTTAACTTGTCAAGTACCTTGTTTGATATGATTTGTTGTTGTTCGTCTGTTGGTACTCCGTTATTAAAGTTGACAACTTTAGTACCGCTAAATCCGTTTTGTACTTCGTTAATTAAATAGTCTGCAATTTCTTCTTCTAAAAGTGTATAAGGTACAGCTCCTTGATAGTCAGGATATGCGTAATATTTCATACCAACCGAATAAGGTTTAGAAAATAATATTTCTATTTTTTCTTTGCTATAACCAAAAGCGTTAAATCTAATCGGTGCAAACTTTTTAGTATCGTCCCAATTGTCCGAATAGTAGTAACCTGTTATTTGTCCGTCTTTGTCGCATTTTTCAGCTCGTAATAAATTAACCGGTATATGATATGCCTTTAATATTTTGTCGTGCTTGTCGTTGTAGTGAACTTGAATAGCAAATTGTCCAAACATTTTTCTATCCAGAACCATTTTTCGCACGTCTTCTTTGTGAAATAAAGACATCATTTGAGCGTACTCATTCGGCTTTTTATTAGCATCTAAAGCACTTAAACCTTTTCCGTAAATTAATCGTGCTACGTTGTTTATAATAGCGTTATTCGTTGTTGAATTGCTGTATCTTTCGATTAAAAATTGAAAATATTGGTCTCCGTCTTCAGTTAAAAAGTCAACCCAATTTTCTCGGTTAGTTTCCGATACTACAGGTGACGTGTAAGCCGACAAATTAAGTACGTGTAAGTTATTCATAAACTATAAAATCGTTAGTTGTGGAATTAGAAACATATTGATTATTGTTAACCGAAAATGTAACTAAAGGTTGTGCTGTGCAAAATATTCTATCCTTGTAAATTACGTCGTTGTTTGAATTTTTTAATTCTAAAGTATAAAAATGTCCTTCTATTAAAGCGTAAGTATGTTGTATTGAATTTACATAATTACCTACTGAATAAAAATGATTAATAGTCGAAACAGGCGTATTTGTTTGTTCGTCTGTTGTAACCATTGTTAAAGGTTGTTCGCTTACTCCTTGCCCTAAAACTCGTGGAACGTAATAAAACGTTTGTTGACTTCCTGAAGGTGTTAATACTATCATATTAGTATAATTAAATATTTGTGTTTTTGTTCTTTTTTTAAGACAAAAAAAAGCCGAACTATAAAGAACGGCTTTAAAAATAATTTTTTTAAATTTAGTTAGGGTCAACTGTTGCTCCTGTAAAACAACTACTAACCAATAAAGCATCTGTGTAAGGTGAAGTAACCGACAAGTGATTTGCAGGAATTGATTCTTGTCCTACAAGTGTAATTGTGTAACCGTTCAAGTCACCCATTGCAGTACCATTTGAAATAGTTCCTGTTGTTACGTCCATTCCGTGATTAAGCCCTGCTAAAAAGAAATTGTTAGCGTTAGTCTTAATTACTACGTGTGGACGACCCCAAGCAAGTAATTTCATTTGTTTTGTAGTTGTTGCGTCTAAACCTTTAATTGTAAAAGTTAAAGTTTGCTCTACAAATGTTGTTCCGTTTTCACGTGAACTTGTAACTGTTTGCTCAAAAGAATTTGCGCCTTTTAAATCGTATTTAAAAAGTGTAAACGCTCCCGCAATACTATCAATTTCGTCTTCTAAATCTGTTGCTACGTTATAAGTTATTGCACCCATTAAACCGTAGTTAATAAAGTAAATTGACTTAATACCGCCTACAAACTCTTTACAAACTTCTTCGCGACCGTGTGTTAATAAACAAGCCATTGTGTTTTGTTTTTAATTGTGAATAAAATAAAGCGCAGTTGCCTACGCTTTTTATTTAATGTTATACTCCGTAAAGAACTACGTCTGAACCGATACCGTATTGAATACCCGCGTTGTAACGTAAAATAACTCTTACATTGTTTGAACCGTCAATATCCGACATGTCAATTGTCTTGCAAAGTGAATTGTCATTTAAAAGTCCGCAACCAAAATAAAGGTTGTCAACTGTTGTTGCAATCATATTGTTTGCACCAAGTCCGTTAGCCATAAAAATTGGAATACCGTCGTAAGATAAACTTCCGTTTGTGTACCATTGTGTTCCTTGTGTGTTTGTTCCGTTTGCTCCTAAACCTGAAGCTCCAAAACCACCTAATGCACGAACGTACAATTTAGCAATTTTTTGTGATACATAAATTCTTAAACCTTCGTTTCCGTAAAGTGAAGCTGGTATTAAATCTACTGTTCTACCTATTTCGCCAATTACAGTTGTTGCGTCTAAAGTTGTTGTCAATGGGTTTTGAACGTCGTTAACGTCTGAATCATTTAACATCAAAGTTTTGAAACCGTCAAACTCTCCTGCTGTTGCGTTTGTTCCTGCCCAAATTGTAGTTTCAATTTTAGCTGCAACTTTAGCTGCTACGTGTGCAATTAAGAAGTCTGCAAAAGTTTTAGGCAACGTCTTAAACGCTGAATAACCCATACTTGCCGACTGCCAAGATTGCGCTAAATCTAATTTACAAAGTTGTAAATTTACTTGAAATTCTTCTGTTGTTAATACTCTTTCAGTTAGGGTTACCGTTCCTGAAGCTGTGAAATCACAAGTTGCGTTTGCTACGATGTTTCCCGTTGCAACTTTTTGCATAACTTGTTTGTAAGCAACGTTTGGAAGTATTGATACTCCGCCTTGCTCTAATGTTGGTGCGCTTAATAAAGCGGCTGCTAAATACTTACCCGCAAACTCACCTGCGTAAGTTGTAGTAATTACTGGATTTGAACCAAATGGCATTTTGTTAAGTTTTTAAATTGTTAATACTAATTGTTTATTTTTTCTATAATTGAATCCATTATTGAACGTGGTCTTTTACTTGCGTATTGAAAATGTTCAACTTCATTCGTGTTTTCAGGGTTAAACGCAATTGGTTTTACTTCGGTAAGTTCGGTTGCTTCTGTTGCAACTTCGTCAACTTTCGATAGTAATTCGATTTGTGCTTTTAACTCTATATTTTCGTTTGTTAATTTTTCTATTTCTGCAAAGAACGTTTCTTTAACTACGCTTTCAATTGTCTTCTTTGCTGTTGGTGTTGCTTGTGCTTCAACTTCTTCTTCTACTTCTGGAGCTTCTTCAACAACTTCTTCTTCAGTTGCAACTTCTTTTATTTCTAAAATAATTCCTTCAACTTCTACAACTAAAATACGTCCGTCTTCTAATTCATATTCTCCAATCGGAACAGGAATTTTTTGTTCGTCTTCAGTTACAATAAAAACTTCTTTGTCAGTTTCAAAAGTGTCAGCTTCAAAAATTGTTATTCCGTCCATTAATTTCATTGTTTCCAATTTCACTTCCATTCCTAAAAGTGTTTTGATTTGATTAATTACGCTTGTTTTCATATTTCGTGTTTTGTTTATTTAAGTTTGCGTTTTATTATTAAATTAATTTTAATAATTCATCGTTTAATTTATTTAATTCATCATAAGATTTATCTGCACTTGCAAATTCTTTTATTTTATATGCATCGGCTTCATTAATTCCTAATGCTTTTGCTTGGTTAAGATATTCTTTTATTATTGCTCTTTGGTCAAATGCTATTTTATACCCTTCTTTGTTTTTTTGTTTTGCAATTTCAAATTGTTTTTTAATATTATCAAGTAACACATTTGATTTTTGTATTTCGGGTATTATTTTTTTATAATAATTTATAAAATCCCTATTTTTTTTATCAATTTCAATTATTTGACTTATTGTTGTCAACTCAACTTCGTGTTTTGCTAACTCCGTTTTATCGGATAACCTATCGTAAACGTTTTGTAGTGTGTTCATATATGTATAATTTAATTGTTTATTATTTGTTGTATTTTTAAATTAGATTGCGCCTATTCCTTGTGCTTGTAAACTACCGTCACAACATTTTGCAGAGTACGTTTTTCCGTCTTTACATAGGCAACCACGTTGACCGCCTTTTGGACTTGTTTTCGCTTGTGCTACTTGTTTTGTTATTTTTTTACTCATTGTTCGTATTTTTTTAGTGCTTCTGTAACCCACGACTGCATTGAAGAACGCACTTCGCTTAAAAAAGGTATTATACCTTCATATAAAACTAAAGTTCGTTAAATCGCATTAAAACCGTATTAAATCGCATTTCGTGTTTTTCTTGTTTTTTATACTTAACGTCCTTGTCGTGTATAAGTTTTAGTATAATTTTTACTTGACTTTAATTTGCTATTTCGTGTTTTTGCGTGTACTCCTGTACGTTTAACTTTCGGTTTTTTAAGATGAACTTTAACGTTAGTTTGCTTCGCCATTTAAAATCCAAATTTTTGTATATTGGTTTGTATTTTGTCTATTACATCTTTTCTTATTTCAATAGCTTGTATTACTGATTGAGCTTGTTTGTAAAAATCAGTGCTTTTAAAATCTAAACCTAATTCTTTAGCTTGTTTTTCCGATTGAAATAATGGCTCATTAATATTACTTAATAAAACATTATATTTAATTTCTATTTCTCTTGCTTTAATAATAACTCCATTTAAAGTAGCTTTAAAATCACTATATAAATTAGCTTCTTGTTTTTTACCTTCTGCTATTCCTTTTTTTAAATCGTCAATTATAGCCAACTCTACTTTTTGACTTGCTAACTTTGCTTCTACCTTTGCAGTAATATCTGCAATAATTAATTCTTTAGTTGTTTTCATTTTCCGTTATTATTTGTTTCGTGTTTTTGTTTGCTTTGCCATTAAAGATTTAATATTTAGATACTAAATTCCAAGACGCCTGTGTTTTATCACTTGACAATCTTAAATCGTCTTTTGCTTTTAAAAAGTCTTTATAAACAGTTAGTTCGTTTATGTTAATTCCTAAATCTTTTGCTTGTGTGTTTATTGTTTTAAATAATAAATTTAATTCCTTATTTAAGTTTTCTGAAATTTTTCTATTGTCGTTATAATTTTTAAGTATTATTTCTTTTTGCGCTAAAGCATTAATAAATAATTTATTTGTTTTTTCAGCGTTAGAACTCATTGCGTTTACACTTGCATTTAAAGAAGAAACTTTACCAATTGAAACTTTTAAATCGTCAACTAAATTTAATTCTACTTTGTTAGTTTTTAATTCGCTTTTTTCTATTAACGACTTAATCTT